CAGCGTCGACGTGAGGTAGCTCCCGATCCCGCCCATCAACCCTCCCGCACCGTGAGCCCGGACCAGGCCGAGCGAACCTCGAGGCCAGCGCCCGACTCACGTACGGACAGCGTACCGGGGATCACCGCCGGCGCCGCGCCGCCAAGCGCCTGGGCGATGCCCACCTCCGTCACTGTGCCCAGCGCGCGGCGCTTGACGCGGCCGAGCGCGTGAACCGTGCCGGCCTCGGTCACCGTGCCGAGCGGCGCCGAGCTCCCGACGTCGATCACTGGACTGATTCCGAACGAGTAGCCAGCACCCTGCTGGATGTTCGGGTAGCCGTACCCGACTCTGATCCAGCCGTTGGCCGCGTCGGCCGTGATCAAGCCATAGCTGAGCGGGAATCCGTAGCCGGCCGTACCCGACCAGCGCTCGAAATGCTGGCACGCGGCTTTGTACGTGCTCGAATCGTCCAGCTCGAGCGGGGCGTCCAGATCAACGGTCTGCCAAGTCCCCTCGAGCCCTAGCATGTCGGCCCACTCGAATTCGCCGGTGGCCAGGGGGTTGATCTCGTCCAGCACATCCCAGATCGACACAAACGCCGGGGACGGGCCGGTGGGCAGCGTGGCCGGGACCAGGATCTCCACGCCCGTCGCCGGCGCCGGCGCGCCCACGGTGAAGCGGGTGGCCAGCGTGAGCTCGGTCGTGGTGTCGTTATTCTGGGCGGCCGGGAACCCAGCGCCCCAATTGCCGGGATCGTCAGCGTCAAGGTCCGCGATCGCGCCGCGGAGCGATTGCAGCGCCATGGCCGCTCAGCTGGCCGTAAAGATGTTCGCGACCGTGGCGACGATATCGGAGCCGTCCGGGGTGGCCGCGTAGTCGTGCTTGGTCAGCGGGATGATCGCGGAGTCCGCCGAGCCCGAATCGGGTTTGTAGCAGATCACGATTGCGGCGATCGGGTTACCCGTGGCGGCCGCCCAGGTGATATCCGCGGAATCGGTCGATTGCGTGTCGGTCGCCTGGTCCACCGCGACGGCCACGCCGGTGAGCGTCTGGCGGCCCATGGTGGTCTGCTCATTGCTGGCGCCGGCCAGGATGTCCGCCAGGGTCGCGTAATCGCGCATGGTGGCGTCGCTGACGATGCCGGTCGCCTCGAGCGGGACGGCGATCAGGCTGTCACTGGCGCCGGCCAGCGCGGCGAGCTCATTGATCCGGCCCTTGGCCACGTTGAACTGGATATTCGCCACTATCGGCCCACCCTCTCCGCTGGCACGTAGAGCACGTCAAAGTAGCCGCTACCGTCGTAGATCCAGCGGATCGCCCGGCGCCACCCGTGCGCCACCATGTACGCCTCGAGCTCACCGAACGGTGCCGCACACTTGATCTTGGGTAGCCGGCCGAGCGAGTTACGGTCGTACGCCTCCACGATGATCAGATCCAGACCGCTGGCCGCGTCGATCCTGGCCGACCGGAGCGCGTCCATCTCCGTGCCTTGGGTGTCGATCACCAGCACGTTGTACGGGAGCCCCAGGTCAGCCGCTAGCGCCTGAATGGCGCGCGCCGGCATCGTGCCCACCTCGAGAGTGGCCGTCGTCCGGTCCGGCCCGCTGGCGCGGTCCTGTAGGCCGGAGAGGAACGACTTGGCGTTGCGGTGGAACGTGGCCGGCTCGCCCGAGCTCGAAACGGCACCCTCGAGCAGGAGCACGAGCCGAGTCGTCTGGTTGACGAAATCCGGCCGAGCCTTGATCACGCGCGCGGCCGCGGGATCCGGCTCAACCAACATGATCGTCCGGAACCCCGCGGCCAGGTAGTGCGGGATCTCTTCCCCCTTGTGGGCGCCGATATGGAGCACGGCGTTGCGGGGGATGTCGAGGTGGTCCAGCGACCGGCCCAGGAGCGAAAACGTCCACTCGTCCCCGGGTGCGGTCTGCCAGACCACCTCGACAGCGCTCACGGTTACGCCGACTCGCCGTCGCCCGTGATCGTGACGCCCTTGACGCTGGCAGGCTTATACATGACCCACCAGGCGTGGTAGGCCCAGAGCCCGAGCTCGATCGACTCCGGGCCGGACTTCTCCTCGTAGCGGAACCGCAGGACGTCCGACTCGAAGTGAACCGCGTCATCGCGGCCGAGCGTGTAGAGCCGACCGTCGTCGTACTCGCCCGGGGTGGCCACGAACTCCACGCCGTGCCAGACAGTCCCGCCGAATGCCTGGCCCAGGCTGCCCACGCCGGCGGCGTTGTTCGGACCCATGTTGAACCCGGGCAGGACCAGGTTGCGACCGGTCGTGTCGATCAGGCCCAGGACCTTGCCGAACCGGCGCGGCGATCCAAAAATGATGTCCGGCGGGAGGTTCCGCGTCGCGAACACCTCCGTCATCGCGTCGATGATGCGCCGGTGGTAGTGGGTCGCGTCCGTGACGGCGACCGAGCCCGACGCGGTGAGCAGCGAGGTGTTTGCCTGCTCGATCGTCCAGACCGTCCACCGCTCAACCAGCGTGTCATGCTTCCGGTTGAGCGAGTCGAAGATCAACTGATCCACGGCCGGAGTGGCGGAGTCGATCAGCTGGCGGCTGACCTTCTGCTTGCCGGTGATCGTGATCGGCGTGACGGTGTCCGTGTCGCTGTCCCAGTCCGGGGAGCTCACCGGCGGCGTGTTCTCCGCCGACTGGACGCCGATCGGCGCGTCAACCGTCTCCTTGGGCAGCGTCATCGTGCGCGGGTCGTCGCCCAGGGGGATGTTGCGGATCTTGTTGGTCAGCGGCCGACCCATGCTCGTGCGGGCCGCGAAGAGCTCCGTCATCCACTTGGGCGCGATCACGCCCGTACCGGCGCTCGAGGTGGTGAGGTCACGAGCCTGGTCCGGCATTCCACGCTCGTGGAGCGTGTGCTGGCCGGACTCCGTGAGCCGGCGGGCCGCGTGCTGGTCGTTGTTGGCGCGCGCGCGCACCATGTCCCGGAAGAACGAATTAGTACCGTTCGCCCGGTAGTGGCCAGGATCGCGCGGGCTGGTCTGAGCGCCGCCCACGTTTTCGCCACCGCCGGCGGCGCGCGACTGATCCACGCCAAACTGGCCGGCCGGCGGCTGAGCAGCGCCGGCGCCGATAAGCTCGGCGATCTTGCGCTCAGTGTTGGACACCTCAGCGTTTTGGCGCTCCTGCTCGGCCATCACGTCGATGTCGGCCTTGAGCTTGGTCGCCATCTCACCCTGGCGCGCGTAGAGCTCCCGCTCCTGGTCGGACATGGCGCGGTTGCTTTCCGCAGCGCACTTGTCCGTAATGCCCTTCATCGACGCCTGTAGCTGGTTGTACTGGCTCCGAAGGTGCTCGAGGTATGCGTTACCCACTGGATCCCCCTTTCCGGGAATCGATCTTGTCAGGATCGACGTCCGCTCGAGGTGTCACGCCGCGCGGGGTGTTGGCCAAGCCAGGGTGTCGCCAGCGGGTGGGGTGTCGTTCAACGTCTCTGGGCGATCATGCTATCTCAAACCGGCACGGGTCCGGGAAGCGCCGGCGGATGAATCCGCCGATCTGGTTGCGACCAGTCCCGTGACGGAAGGATGCGTCGCTCGAGCTCAGCACCCAGTGATCCGGGATCGGATCGTCATTCCCGTGCACCTTGCCATCGTTACCCAGGACGGTGGCCAGCCGGGCGGGCAGGCGCACGGCGTTGCCGTAGAGCGAGCGTTTGGCCACCCGGGCCAGCTTGCCGGCGGCCACGGCCTCCCCCGCGCGGGTCATCACCGCCCGGAAACTGTGCCGGGCGACCGTCAGCGGCCCGTGCGTTTCGTAGGCCACCTGATCGGCCGGATCAACGCCGTACTCATCCAGCACCCATCGCGCAGTCCTTTCCATCACCTTGGCCGTCGTCGCGCGGCCGGTGAACCGGCGCGCCTCCGCAAAATCCAGGATCGGGCCGCGGTGCTCGTTTGGGAGCTCGGCCATCTTGCGCATGAGGTAGAAATCATCGTTCATGATCACGAATCGGTCGGAGAGGTGATCGGCCACCTCCGCGATCGCCTGCCACTGCGCCCAGGTTTGCAGGTGCTTCACGTCATCCCAGGCGGCCAGCTTGCGCGAATCCACCTCGCGATAGACGCGGCCGCCCGGGTGCCACTGGATCGATCTCCGGTCCAGCCACGCGGGCAGGCTGTCCGCGTCCCGGGCGCCGCCCAGGATCCAGACGCGGTCCAGGCCGGTGAAGTTGTCCGCCAGCGACCGGAGCGAGTAGCGCAGGTCATCCGACTGGTGGGCCATGCTCCGATCGTGCGAGTAGCGCCGCACGAAATAGACGACATCCATCGTTCCCCCGTTGAGCGATGTCAGAGCGAAGCGGGCAGGCCGGCGAACCGAGCCAGGAGCTCCGAATCGTCGCGCACCTGTGGCGCCGGGAGCGCCGCGGCCAAGCGCTCGATTTCGTCCGACGTATAGCCGAGCTCGGCCAGCGCGTCGCGGAGCTGGCGCTCCCGGTTGGTCGCCGGCGCAGGCCGGGAGTGTTGGCCGTCCCGCAACCCCTGCACGGTCGCCCCCTCTCCGTACGCACCCTCCGGGACCAGCGCGATCTCGAAAAGATCCACCTTGGTCCGGATCACCCAGTTTTTGAGCTCAAGTCCGTTTTCAACCTTGAACTCGTCCCCATCCGGCCGAGCCCGGAAACCGATGCTGACCTGGTCCAGAACCTTGTCATTCGCCAGCGTGAGCGCGTGGTCGCCGGCCGGGACCTCGCTGGCGCGCGCCTCAAAGTACAGACCCTCACTGACGTTGCGCAGAACCTTGGTTACCCCCATCGCCTCGCCACCGCGGTACATGTGGCGATTGGAGAGCTTGATTCGCGAGGTGGCCGATCCACTCATCTGGTGATCCGCCGCGCCGCGCCGGAATTCCTCGATCAGGTAGCCGTCCCCATAGACGTCGATGGGCTGGTTCCACGGCACGGCGATGCCGAAAACGGTTCGGCCGTCCCCGCCCTTAGCCCGGCTGATCACGCCGATCTCTGCCGCAAAGGTCCGGATCTCGCCCACCGGCGCCGGCGCCGTGCTAGTGCTCATGATCGCGCTCCCTCCAAGGCTGGCGCTTCCTCGCCGTCGATCGTCGCGCTGGCCTGGACGGCCGGCTCCGGGAAGAGCTCACCAGCCAGACCGCCGAGCTCCGGCATATTCTCCGTGTTCCGGATCTCGTCCGGGGTGATCCATGGCTTGCCGGCGCTGGCGATCGCGTATGCCTCGTAACGAGTCTTCGTGTCGCTGCGCAGGATGGCATCCAGGTTGTTGAGCGCGTACTGGTTGCGAGGCAACTGGTTGCTCAGCGTCTCCTCTTGGACCGGAACCGCGCCGGCCATCCAGGAGAATTTGAGCAGATTCACCGCGTCCTGCTCAATGTTGCTATACGTCCGCGCGTTGGTCGATCCGCCCAGCCAACCGATCGGCAGCATGAACGTATTCTCCATCTCCGTCAGACTGAATTGCCGCGCCTCGATCATCTGGCCGGCCTCAGGTGACCAGGCGACCGGCTGGAATTTCGTGTTCCCGCCCAGGGCCGCGATGGTCCGGTCGCGTTGCGCCTCGAGCCAGGCAGTCTTGGCCGTCGCCAACTCGTCCGGCGTGATGTCCGGATCGTCCGTGTAGAGCAGACCGGTCGGCACGCCGTGGTTGACGGCCACGCTCGAGGCCTGGTCCATCTGGGCGCCGGCCAGCCCCAGTGCCTCCTGCTGCGTCTCCCAGATCCCCAGGCCGCGGAGTGCGCTCGGCGCGCCCGGCATTTGCCAGTGGATCACGTCCACCTCGCTGAAAATGCCTGAGCCGATCTGATAGACCCGCGCGCCGTATTCCTTATCGACCCAGGCCACCTGGCAGGCGTCCGCCGGCACT